GCCGAACTGGTCAAGGCGCTGGTCAACGTCGTGGCAGCGTTATTCATCAGTAGCTCGCGGCTGCTCATGATTCGCTCCAAGCCAGGAGGCTGCCCGAAGTCTGCTGGGCATTGTTGCTGCCGACCATGAAGAACGCCTGGTTGAAGAGGTCGCCGCTGTGGGTGTAATAGTCAGCAGACGTGGTGAGCACCAGCCAGTTCACTCCGTCCGCGGAGACCGAGTAGGTCGCCGTGTGGCTCGCGTCAATGGTGATCTTCATCCACGCCCGCGAGATGCGGCAAGTAGATGCAAGACTCAGCAGCCAGGTGCTCTCCGTGTCAGAATCCGTCCAGCCGGCGACGCCGATGTTGGAATTTGCAGCCGGGCAATAGACAATGCCGTAGGCATCTCCGTAGACGGAGTCGCAGAGCCCGATGCCGAGATAGTTCACGTTGGGTGATACGTCGTCGATGTTAATACCGCCGACGCAAGCGATTATCGTGCAGGGGCGGTTGGCCGTCAGCGCTCGAAGCAACCAGGTCCCGTGGTAAGCGCCGCCGGTCGGTTGCGTGAGGATCTGGATTTGGTTGCCAACCTGCCGTGCGGCCCCGATGTTGCTCTTGTCGTTGATGGTAAAATTGCCGAGCGTCAAAGGGTTTCCGTTGATGTCCAGCAGCCGGAACGACGGCCGGCTGATGGCCGCCAAGGGCACGCTATCCTGCAAGAGAGCAGTCAGACCGCCGGCCGTCAGGATGTGCGCCACGACCGCCGCGCTGGCGTGCGAGGCCGCCGTCGTGCCCTCGATGCCGCGGGTCACCGTCAGCGTGATGCCCGAGACGCCCGTGCAAAGCAGCAACTCGGTATCAATAATCAGGCGGAAGTTGCCACAAGCCGGAAAGGAAGCGTTGCTGGCCACGGTGATCGTCGCATCCGACGACCTCGCCGCAGAGGCAAGGGTCGTGGCCGCCAGGTTCGTAAACTGCTCGCGTGGGGCCATTGCGTCACCTGGGGAAAAGCGGGCCGGGGGCCGGTTGGAAGGCCGGCCCCCAACCCGGCGAGGGAGAGATCAGGCTAGGCGGTGACGGAGTAGGTGATCTTCAACTGGTCACCACTCTGAACGGCCACGTCACCGCTGGTGAAGGCGGCTGCGGACCAGAGCGTTGCACCGCTGCCGCTGGTGTGGTCGCCCTTCGTCTGGCAAATACTGTTGCCGCCCACGAGGAAGAGGCCCTTGATCGTGCCCGTCGCCGTGATGTCGAAGACCGAGGCGGTCGAATTGGCGACCGCGGCCACGTGAGAAGTGACCGAGACCGCGCCCGAGGTCCAGACCGGACGGGTGGCGCTACTGCCGCTGTTGAGGTCGTCGGTGTAGGCGGTGTTCTCCCGCCAGCCGTTGGTCCCGGCAAGCTGGCCGTAGGAGTCGCCCTGGGCGTAGGCGGTGAAGCTCACGCTGTCCACCAGGCCCATCCAGTAGGACGTGATCTGCGTGACCGAATGGAACATCACGCCCAACAGTGCCGTGCGGCCCTCGTCGGTGATGTAGTTGGGCGCTTCGTACTCCGCGATCAGCTTCCCGTCGCGCCAATGCTCGACGTGGTATAGGCCATGCGGCTCCAGCTTGTCGCTGACCGGCTTCGCGGGGCGGACCAGTTCGACGCTGGCCCGCTGGCCCACATTCAAGGTGTCCTTCATGGTGAACCTCCTTCAAGGATTGATTGCTAAAGGATTGAGGAGCCGCGCCGAAGTTCCCGGCGGAGTTCCGTGGCGATCGACCTGCCCGTTTGACGAGCCGAGCCGCCGCCGCTGACGCTCACGTTGATGTCGCCCACGTTGGTCACACTGCCGCCGTGGGTGTGATAGCTGGGCCTGACCCCAGCGTTCATGGCCGTCAGTTGCGAGGAAAACTTCCGTGCGCTGCCGGCGTTGATGACCATCTCGCCGGGGCTGAGCATGGCGCGGACGGTATCCGTGCCGCGCGGGAAACCGCCACCGGCGAGGAAGTTCCAGATGGCCCCGCCCCGGGCCTGTGCCGTCTGGGGATTCAATTGGCCGGCGACGATCGGCACTTGCACGCCGTCGTAAGCGGCTTTCAGGATCTTCACCTGCTCGGCCCAGGCCGCGGTCCTGGCAGCCGCCTTGGATGTCTCCGCCGCCGCCTGACCCGTATTCGCGCCAACATCCTTGGTGGCGTCTGCGAGATCCTGTGAGGCGGACACTCTCCCTGGCAGCGTATCGTTCAATTGCCGCAAGTGGCTCTCACCGGCGACTGCGGGCCCTTGGTCTTTGTCCCTGATCTGCTGCTGAGTCTTCCGACGCTGCTCTTCGAGTTCCGTAATTCTCTGGAGCCGCTCGACGTTCGTACTGATGAGCCCTTCGGTTTCCCCAGCGCCGCTAAGAGGAAAAGCGTTATACCCTTGGGCCTTTGCCTTCCAGGCTTCCACCTGGTCCTTCGTGATCGTCTCAGGCATCGTGGACGCATTGCGGATCTCTCCCAATGTCCGATACCGATCCTCCATCATTTCGCGCGTTTCCTTGGGACTGTCGCCGGTGAAGATGCTCCCGAAGTGAATCTTCGTCATCTCCCACATCCGCTTGTCCCAGCGATTGACGTTGGTCTCGCTGCTCCCTTGGACAAGCTCCCTGGTCTTGTTGATCTCACGCTGTAGGCTCTGCTCGTTGGCCTTCAGACTCTGGTAATCGGTGCTGGCCTTTTGCTGGTCCTTCAGCTTCTGCTCCGCCGCCGCGCGGGCCTGCTGCACCGTCTTGTCCTTCATCTCCTCCATGCTCAGGCCCGCAACCTTGGCGTAGATCGGAATGATGCCCAGGCCGTGCGTGATCTGCTCGTTCAACTTCGCCAGCGTTCCGGGGGCCGCTCTCATGTCCCTGATCTGCACGTCGGTGACGCCGGCCTTCATGTTGTCCGCCATCTTGCTCCGCAAGCTGGCATAGTCCAGAAGCTTGGAGGCGTCCCACTTTTGGCTGAAGGCCAGCTCCAGGAAGTTCGAGGTGTCCTGGGCGAAGGCCGCAGCATCCTTGGTCCGATGTTCCGCGCTCTTCAGGTTGCCCTTCTCGTCGTACTGATTGGCTTCCTTGGCAATCTGCTTGGCCAAGACCCGCATCTGGTTGGCCTGCTGCTCTTCCTTGGCGGCGGCCTGAGCGGCGGCCTGGGCCTGCTCCGCTTTGACCTTGCGAATGGCCTCCTCGTACTGGAGTCGCGTCCCCAGCAGATTTTCGATCGTTTGCTCGGCCTCCTCCTGAAGCCGGATGTCCCCGGACGCCTTGGCCGCGGAAGCGGCCAACTGGGCGTATGCCTCCGCCCGCTTGAGGGTTAAGTCCGCCTTTTCCTGGTTCTCCGGCGAGGCCAGGTCCGAGCTGTTGCCGGCCTCATAGCCGCCGATCAAAGCGGGAGCCCCCGCCACGCTGACCGCCAGGCTCTTGGACCGCGCCAGATAGGCCGCCTCCTCCGCACGCGCCGCCTCCTTGGCGTCCTTGTACGCCGCGGCCTTCTTCTTCAAGTCAACATCAAACCGCGTGTCGGCCAGCTTTGCTTGAAGATCGAGGGTCCTTTTCTGGGACTTCTCGATGTCCTTCTCGTCTTCCTTCGCCAGGTCACGCAGTAGGTGGGAGCCCTTTTCCTTGGCGGAGATCAATTGCTCCATCGTGGACTTGGTGCTGGCGACCAGGTCTCCGTCAGACTTCTTGGCGGCGTCCAGCTCGTCGTCGTAGACCTTGCTGACCTGCGCGATGTACTGGAGACCGCGCTGCACGATCTTGCCGTACAGCTCGTCGCTTGCGCGAATCCGCTCCCGATTGAGGGCGTCCTTCTTCTTGATCTCCTCGTCTTGCTCGGCCTCAAACTGTCTGGCGGCCTCCGCCGTCGCCTCGTGCATCTTGGTGTCCACGAAATTGAAAGTCGCCCAGCCTGCCAAGACGGTTATCGCCCCGGAAGCGGCAAAACCAAAAGCCTTCATCTCGAACGTGGCGGCCTTGGCCTGCATCGAGGCGAGGGCAAAGTAGGTCCCGATCGCCGTGATTGCGCCTACGAAAACCGTCGCTGGTCCGATGACGGCGCTAATGGCGGACTTGAGCGTGCCCACGCCGCCCACGAAATCCACGATCTTGGCGAGACTCTGCACAAGACTCTCGCCGAGGTCCGTGGCGATGTAAGTCTTCAGGTCATTGATTTCTTTGTTGAGCCTGAAGGCGTCGGTGGCCTTGAACTTCGCACTCTCACTTTCCAGCAGCGCCGCACCGGACTTCCTCATGTTGTCATAGCCGGCCGCCGCCGCGTTGGCATTGGGACCCGTGTCCGTGAGGATCGCGTTAAGGGCCCGGACATTCGGGATCAGCTTCAGAATGCTCTGGAGATCGTTGTCCTGGCTGTTGGCCAGCGATTGCAGCGCACCGATCAGGCCGCCCGACATGGCGATGAACTGCTCCCCCGAGTCGGCACCGAAATTCTTTTTGAGGGCCTCGTGCAAGGGTCCAGAATCCTTGGCCAAGGCCACCATGACGCTGCGCAAGGAGGTGATCGCCTCCGCCGGCTTGACGCCGGCCACCGTCAGCCGCTCGGTCGATGCGCCGACATCATCAAGGCTGACGCCCAGGGCATGGGCCGTGGACATGACCTTGCCCCAGGTCGCGGCGATCTCCTCGCCACGGACCCGGCCGTCCCGGATCACCTGGAAGAACTTGCCCGCGATAACCGACGATTGGTTGGCTTCCATGCCGTAGGCTCGCAGCCCACCGGTGACAAGATTGGTCGCCGTATTGAGGGACATGCAGCCAACCCTGGCCAGGTCCGTTGCAGCGCTCATGACCTGGGCGCGGTCGGCAGCATTCGTATAGGCGGCGGATACGGCCTGGTACTCGGCCTCCACCACCTGTCCCACGGGGAAGGCGGAGGCACTAGCCAGATCGGCGGTCTCCTTCTTCAAGGACTCGATGGCCCCGATGGGACCACCCATGATGGCATTCAGCTCGGAAATCCGCGTGGAGAACTCAAGGTTTGAGGACACCGCCTCCTGAAAGGCGTCCCGGACCATGCTCAGGCCCCGCACGATGGCCTGGGTGAAGACCACGCGCGACAGCGTCCGCAGGCTGACCAGAAAATCGAGTGACGCATCCTTAGCGGGCTTGACGGCGGGAGCGATCGGCGCAAAGCCGCCGGGAACCACTTTCCCGATGTTCTCACCCTCACCGGCAATGTCCCGCAGGTCCTTCTTCATCTGCTCCGCCACGCCGGGCGGAAGCCAGAGTTTCGACGACGGCGCGGGGGCCGGAGGGACGATCGGTGCGGCCGGCGCTTGCGTGTGCTTGCTCATGGATGAGCCGAGCTTCTCCATCGCAGAGGCAGCACTGGTGGCATACGTGGCCATCTCCTTGAGGTGGCCGATGGTCGCACTGGCACCACTGTTCCAGGTAGACATGGCCTGGCCGAGGGAACCGAAGCGGCCCTCCAGTTGCCCCATCTGCTCGTCCATCTTGGACAACGCAGCCAGGGCATCGCTGGTGTCCCAGCCCAGCTTCTGAATGAGTTCATCTGCCATGCGGCTACCCTGCTTTGATCGTCTTGGCCTTGATGAAGGGTTTCACGCTCGGCAGACGTACACCGTCCGCAAAGTGCAGAAAAGCGACCAGCCCCTTGGCCTGGAACTCATAAGGACCCGGCTTCTTGAGCACGGCCGGCGGCGGCCACTTGGTAGGGTCGGGGTCCACGTTGGCGTCGTTGTATTCGTTCCATATCAGCCACGGCAGCGTCGTCTGGTAGGTGAAGGTGTAGTGCCCCGCCGGCTCGTTGACGCTCAGCTTGCTGCCGGTGCTCTCGCTCATCCCCTGGCCGATGCGGCTGTTGGTCACCGGCGCGTTAGGCACCGACATGCCGATCGTGTCGGCCAGCAGGGCGAAAGTGGCGCGGGACGCGCCGCTCCAACTGGGAATCTCCTCCAGAACCCTGGTGAGCCATTCCACCAGGGCCTGAGCAAGGGTCTCTCGCATGGCCTTGTCCAAGGCGGCGCGGTAGCCATCAAGGTCAATCCGCGGCGCGGCAAACGTTCCCGTGCATTTCATGGTTGGCTCATTTGATTCAGCCAGTTCGCAGCCACACAATCCGAAGCTGAGAGCAATGGAACAGCCATCCTAAAACGGCGTACACACTGAGCAACACTATTAGCGCGCCTGGCCTCCTCAGTTGCGCTTCTTCCGCGTTGCCGGGCGTGTCTCTGCTTAGCAGCCTCCGAATTCTGGGCTTCCCTCATGTGCTGTCGGGCTTCCTCGGTCGCTTTCATTCCTCGATGTTGCGCCGCGATTTTCTGCTTAGTCGCTTCCGAACACTTCATTCGGCTGCGAGCGGCAGCTATGTTCCGATTGTGAGACTCAGAGTTTTTCTTCCCCTTCTTCCCGGCGCTAATCCTTAGCCTGATTTCTTCCGAGCAGACATATCCACTGGCCCCTTCGCCCCCGTCGGTGAGATTCCACAGCGGGCCCGGATTCAACGGATCATTACGTCTGCCCAAGGCCAGAATCAGAAATGACTCCAACACAAAGGCTTCCGGCTCACCAATTTGTTCCGCAAGCCTAACAACTAGAGGCTGAACGCCTTGTGCCAACATCTTTCGCAGTTTGCGGTAGAACGGATACGGTTTCTTCAACTCGTGCGGTCTAAAATGTTGCACATCCCTGTCACCGTGACCTTTGCCAACATAGAATGGCAAATCGTCGCATGGATCAAAGTAGGCGTAGACATAAAACTCATTCGCAAGCATCTCAATTCTCGTTGGGCAAACGCTCACCCTCCAGGCATCCTTGCCCCGGCCAATTGAGCCTCCCGCTCTGCCTCATCGTGGCTTCGGGTCTGGTGGTAGGCAATCATCAATGCCTGCGCCTCCACGCCGCACTCCTCCCACGTCGGCTGCACGCCAGGAGGCCGGACCCCTAGCCTTTCGCAGGCTCCCCAGACGACGTACTCGCCAGTTCGGTCTGGGGGCCAGAGAGTGCGGATTCCTGCGCTTGCCCAGCAAGAAAAATTCGCCTGGCCCTCTCGATCTTGTCGTCATCAAGGCTGTTGGCTTCCAGCACCAGGCCGGTCACCCGGTTGACCTCGAACTGGTTGAGGCCGCCATTCTTCAGGTCGGTCTCCCAGTTGCCCCACGTCGCCGGGTTGGCGATGTCCACCGTGTCCCAGGTGATCTCCGAGGGCTCCAGCGACTTGACGGCCATGTAGCCCAGCCGCTTGGTGCCCCACATCGTAAGCAACTGCTGGTAGCTCGGGTCGTTGGTGTTGGGGATGAAGCCGTCCTTGGTCAGCTTTCCCGGCGGCTTGGGCGCTGGGCAGATGGTGCTGAACTCGCTCATGTCCTTCAGGCCGCGGGCGCGGAAGACGAGCTGCGTGTCGCCCCGGGGCAGGACCAAAAGGAATTCGCGGGACAAGGTGGTGGGGTCGATGCCGCCGATCTTCACGTGCGTTTCTCCGTCGCAAATGGAAGTTGTCAAGAAAGGTCAGCGCCGGCACGATTGCCGGCGCTGTTTGGAATCTCCGCAGGGCTTAGATGGGCTGCGGCGAGGTCTGCGGAACCCGGGTCGCGACGGCCTGGGTGATGTTGCACTTGCCGGCCACGGAAATCATGGCCTTGGAGTAGTCGATGGCACGCGACTCCACGCGGAAGTCCGGGAAGTCCGTGTACTCGATGTCCGCCCCGTAGCACGGCGGCACGTACTCGATCGTCACATCGACGGCGTGAGGCTCGCACGGATCGGGACCGGAGGTGACCCACTCGGCCGCCCCATTGATGCCCTTGAGCGCGTCCATCGGGCAAATCTGCTCGCCCGTGCCCGTGGTGATGTGCTCGTAGACGCACTCGAACTTCATCTCCACCGGGACCTCATTGCCCTCCCGCACGGCGTCCAGGTTGCCGCGCTCCAGGTCGTACTTGTACTCCAGCTTCTCGGTGTAGTCGCAGTTGCCCTCGCCGATCTTGATCTCCAGCCGCTGCGAGTAGAACGAGATCAGGTCGTCGTCGGCATAGGCGGAGGTCGCGGCCCCCAAGGCCGGCGAGAAGGTGATCGCCGTGGTCACGGTATTGGGAGTCGGCACGACGCCGGTCTGCACGCTGGCGATCGTCACCACGGTGCAGCCCGTGGGGCCAGTGAGGTCCGCGCCGTTGGCGGTCAAGAAGGTCTGGGGCGAGTTGCCTTGCAGGCCCTTGAACTCGACGATCCATGCGCCGGGCGTGCCGGTCACGGCCCAATCCGAAGAGGAGAAGTTGGTGTCCGCCGCCACTAGGGCCGCGAGCACGTCCGTCGTAGCCGCGCCGAAGGCGATGGCCGCCGTCGTGAAGCCGCCGTGGGACAGAGCAAAAGTTCCGCCCGTGGGCGCTGCCGCCCCGGTCGCCAGACTGACCGACTGCTTGGCGTCCGCGCCGACGTTCGTACCTTGGGTGCGGCCGGTAACGACGTGGACGGTCGGGCCCATCGACCCCACGACCTCGGAAGCCAGCGTGAAGCGGGCCCCCACGGGAATCTTCGTCGGTGCCGCCGCGCGGGGAATGTTCACGTTGTCCACCGTCAGCGTGGACGCACCCTGAACCGGGGCCACAGCGGCCTGGGCAGTGGGCAGGGTGACGCCGTCCACACCAGGGAGGCCCAATCCATCTCTCAATGTAATCGTGCAATACAATTCTGTTACCTGCCCTTGTGGGCCGGACCGATCATTTCTGTCGGCCTCATTGCATTGCTGCAATGTTCAGACTATATCTTCATCTCGTTCGTTCGAGAGCAAGGCGTGTAGTCGTTGAGGGTTCCCTTGCGGGCCTTCCCTGCTGATTGTCCGCACCACGCAGATTGTCACGCTTCCGCGTACTGGTGGATACTCGGGGTTTCCAGCATATAGCCTTGTTTCACGTCGTAGGTCACCCTACGAGTGCGCCAATTGACGAAGTTCAATTCGAGCCATGATGGCTTCTCCTAGTTTGTGAACACTGCAAAACCATCCGGCCAGAGACCGGACCTCTCAAAACCTTGAAACCGCCACCGCAGGGTGCTGTAGTTGACCCCTTGATCCTTTGCAGCATCTTTGAGGCAACCGTACTCCTTGCCATTGACCACGACACGTTTCGCACACGGATGTTGTGCTCCGCCCCGGGTGTCACGCATGTGCTGACGTTGTGCGTCCGTTCGCTTGCGACCCTTTGCCGATTTGGCCAGCTTCCTGCCTGCCTCGGCCCGGTCAAACGCTAAGAACTCCTTGTCGCCTCGTTGCAGGTGTTTTCTGATCGTGGCGTAAGAGGTGTTAAAATGCTGGACCGCCTCGTGCATAGATACAAAGGTGATTCCACTCAACGTGAGAGGTTTCATCCTGCGCCTTGCAATTTTCTCGCTTGCCTCTGGACCACTGCCGTCCCCTCCATGTTTTAGGTTGTAGCCTGTCGGTGCCAGCGTGCCGAGGGCAAGAATCGTCCGCTGTTCCATCAGTTTCATCCACTCCTCATCGCCCTCATACCAAACCTCCATATCAAGGTTGTCACGACCGTATTTACGGATCGCGGACGACACAAGCACTGAGCCGTGGTCTGAGAAATGTTGCCGCCTGCGGCGTCCGGGGTCTCGCGTGATTCCGACATATCGCTTGGCGTTGACAAGATTCGTGATAACGTACAAGAACATCGAGACTCCTACTCGACTAGGTTAAATGTTGCCGTCACCCGTGTGGTTCGTCACATACGACAGATACCGGGCATCCACCAAGGTCTGCTTGATCCGGTCGGTCAAGTCGGCCTGTCCAAAGTGCAGCACTCGCACCCCGCTGCCGCGCTCCTTGCGCGGCTCCATGACGCCGACAATGACCGTGCTGTCGTCGCCTTCCTGGTTGCCGAACTTGTAGATAGGGATGGGAGCGTCAAGAACGGCCTGGAATGCGCCGACGGCTTGGAGAATGGCGTACTGGTTCTTGCCGCCCTCATAGCGGCTGACAAACAGCGCGTTGGCATCCACGGAGAGTTCGTAGTAATTGCGGCTCAGGTCCCGGGTGAACGGTCCGGTGATGCGGATCTCAACCCGGTCCGTGGCCTCCATGAAGGCCGTCGTCCGCTCGTCCAGGCCCTCCACAATGACCGGCAGATTACAGTCCTCCGCCACCCCCTTGAGCAAAGTCGCCAAGGAAGCAAAGACCCATCGTGCCCAATTGGGATCAACGCTCATGGGCGGCTCCTATGCGTGAGTGCCGGCGTCAGCCAGCGACAAGCCGTCCGTAGCCGATGGGAAAAGCAACTGCATCCCTTCCTCGCGGCCCACGAGTTCCTTCCCGATGGCGACCCATGCGGTGCCGTAGGGATACTCGGTCACGGTATCAAGGTCGTAGTGCCGGCTGTCGAAGACGATCCAATCGTCCTTCCGCAGCACGAAGTCCCGCGGCACGTCCCTGCGGTCAATGATGAAAGTCCGCTTGCCCACGTCGAAGCCACCGCCCTGGACCATCTGCTTCTGGGCCGTGATGAGCGAGATGCTCTGCTTGGCATCCCGCGTGACCACGCCTTGCAGCACCACGGCCCGGCGGACCCTCAGCGTCGTAACCGTCAGGCTGGTCTCTCCCGTCTGGGAGTTCGACGTGGCGGAAGCCTTAGTGCGGACGAGGATCGGCGCACCGTACTGCTTCTTCATGGCGTAGATGTTGTGCGCGACATGATAGTGCGTCGTGTCGTTGTAAGGGGGTCTCATGGTCGGCCTCTACTTGGGGCCCAGGCACTTTTGCTTCAGGGGGCACTCGAATCGCTCGTCGAGGGCCTTTTCCAGCCGTTCCATGACATTCGTGTTTTGGGTAATCACTTCCGTGCAGCGCTCGACCATCGGCAGCAGCACGTTGCGCTGCTCGTCTTCGAGCAGGTCGATGCGGTTTCCCATCCTGGTTTCCCGATTCCAGCCCTGCCAGAGCAGGTACACGACCACCAGGACCAGCGGGCCGTATTGTTTGAGCAAGGGGAAAATCTCAGTGAAAGTAACGTCGGCCAGTAGGTAGGTCATCGCCTTGCCTCCCTTCGTCGAAGGAAAGGCCGCCCCGCCCGGATACCGTCCGGGCGGGGCGAGCCTCTTCGTTGCGTGACACATCGCGGCAGGTCAAAGGACCCGCTTAGCCTTGCAGCACGACTGCCAGGTTGGTGTCGAGGATGGCGACCCCGGCGAGGATGTCGAGGTTGACGATCGTTCCGCCGTTGACGACGCTGTACTGCATCGAGACCCGCATGGCGATGTCGTTGTAGACACCGACGTGCGCCAACACGCCCATCGCGTTGTTGGGGATGGCCAGGGGGCGGGTGACCAGGGCGATGGCGTTCCGGTGGAAGGCCAGGTTCATGGCTCCGGCCGGCCCGGGGAAGCAGAGGTCGCCGGCATTCACCGTGGTGTCCAGCGGCCGATCCAGGAGAAGCGTCTGGGTGTTGCTGCCGCTGTAAGCGGACTCGATCACCGTGTAGGTCGCCCGGCCGCTGCCGGTGCCGAAGGCCACCAACTGGCCGATGGACGGCGCGTTGGTCCAGCCGGTGACGGGAATCCCTTGGGCCCAGCCGGCGAGGTAGTTGCTGCCGGCGGCCACCTTGCAGGACTCGTAGACCGTCAAGACCGCCCCGGCGGACGTGGCGTACTTGTTGGCCTCGTTCAGGGTGATCGCCGTGGTGGTGCCGCTGGTCGGGTACGGTCCGCCCGTGACGGTGGCCGCGGTGATGACGGACGGCTGATCGTTGCCGGCCACGACGGCAAAGCATCCCACGTCGGCGGCGATGGCCAGGGTCACGGTCTGGCTGGGACCGGCAGGGGCCGTGCCGAAGACGGCGGCGGCCAGGGCGTTGGTGACCGTGCCGGTGGCCACGTCGGACTTGCTCGCCGACGCGCTATTGACGTTCTGATCCATGTAGGTATCGAACCCGAGAATCCTTCCCAGGGTCGCGCTCTCCAAGGACGTGCCGAAGTCGCCCCGTTGCTGGGCGGCGATGAACAGCTCGTTCTTCAGCAGCGCGGTCTCGCTGACCGGGGCCAGGACCAGGTTGCGGCCCTCCAGCGGGGCCTTGTTGACGTTCAACTGCTCGCGGGCCTCCAGCACGTAGTCCTTGCTGTTGGCGGCGTTGAGGTTCGCCAGCCGGCCGACGCGCTGCGTCGGGCCGCCGAGGAAGCCGTGGACCTGGCCGAGGACGGCGCGGTCCACCGAGCGGGCGATGGTAATCATGCCTGGCCGGAGGTAGATGTCCACCAGGTCCTGGAAGGACTGGCTCGCCTCGCCGTCCTTGATGGTGAAGTTGGCGTAGAACCACTGGTTCAACGGCACCGGGACCTTGGTCGCCGAAGCGTCCTGCGGCACCAGTGCCACGCCGTCCGACTTGCGGCTGATGGCGAAGTTGCCGGGCCGGCGGGTGTTGACCACGTCGCCGAACTGGCGGATCTCGTTCTCGAAGTCGCGGTGGACCAGGTTGGCGATGACCATATTCTCCTGGAGGATGGCCAGGCCCTCGTTCGCCCACAGCTCGGGGATGAAAGCGCTGTTGTCGTTGTCGAAGCAGACGAAACGAGCGCGGGCGGCGTACAACAGATTCATGGTAGAACTCCAAAGGTTGTCACATCGAGAAACGCCGAGGGCCGTCTACATCGACGGTCCAACACACAGGCCATCTCCCGAAACACAAGAGCCGTGTAAGAACGGCGATCGCTCGGATTGTTGAACAACCCCTGTCCGGCCGCTTAGACGCTGCGGCGCTTGTCGCGGCGAAGTCCGAGCAACTCAGGGTTCTTTGCTCGAATGTCCTGGTACTGCTGAGGAGTAAGCTTCCTCACGTCCAGCTTGCCGCTGGAACCCGGCGCAATGCCGCCGGTTGCCGAACTCGCACCGATGCCGGAGACGACACCGGACTTGAACAAATTGCCGTAGCGGGCGGGCAGCTCCTTCATCCGCTTCACGGCCGACTCGGGCGTGTGGAGGGTCACGCTGGGCTCGCCGGTGTTGGGGTCCGTGTCCGGGAAATCGACCACGACCTTGAACTTGCCGGTGCCCTTCTTCGTCTTCTCGTCGAGTTCCTCCGAGATACGGGTCATGCCGCGGAGCATGGTCACGACCTGCTCCGGCTGCCAGGATTCGCCGGTCACGGCGGCGTCTTGCAACGCCCGCTCGACCATGCTCTCCCGGTAGCGGTTCTCCCACAGCACGCGGCCTTTCTTCTCCTCCTCCACCTTGGTGTTGAATTGCTCTTCGAGCTGCTTCCGTTCGTGGGCCTGCTGTTGCTCGCGGGTCCTCGTCTCCTTCTGCATGTCTTCCAGCCGCTGGGCAAGCTGCTCGCGCTCTTGCGTCGTCAGGTTCTTGCTGGTCAGTGTCTCCTCCAAGGTCTGCTGGATCTTGGTGATCTGCGCCTGGTGCTTCCTGCGGTCCTCGGCCAAAAGCCGGTTCAGGTCGTCCTGGGTGAACTTGGGCGGTTCCTGGAGGTTCAGTCCGGCGGCGGCGGCAGCGGCGGCAGCGGCCTGGGCCTTGGCCTGTTCCTGGGCTTGAGCCTGGGCCTGGGCTTGGGCGGCGGCAGCGTCCTCGGCGGCGTCGAAGCAAACGAGACGGGCGCGAGTGATGTAACGATTCATTGAGAAATCCTTCGCCCCACATCGTGTGACGCAAGCAATCCGCTGGCTGTGGGTGGCCAAGGAATCAGCGTCATAGGACCCGATGCAAACCATCGGTAGTGCGCCGAAGAACTCGGCAGTAGAAGGACCGCGCTCGCGGTCTTAATTCTTCAGAACAAAGTAGCCCAACCAGACGGAAAGGAACCTCTGGTTGTGTGATCGTCAAACCTGGCTTGCAGTGTCACATTCAACAGCGGAATCAGTTTCATTGCCTCTCAAGGCAACGACTCCCGTTCTTTGGAAGGTAGGCCCAACCAGGTGGAAAGGAGCCCCGAGCCTTGTAACGCATGAAGCGATGCTTCAACGAGGAGTAAGTCATTCCTGTGCGTGCCGCTGCTTCACGAATAGATGCAAACGCGACACCGTTGACCAGCACAGGTCTACTCCTCGCAGCACTCGCCGCGGCCCTCTGCTTCTCGCTGCTAGCGTGACCAAGCTGACGCTGTGATTGCTTCCGGCGGTTTTCTAATGACCTTGGTGGCCGTTTTCGGGCTGCGAGTGACATCCGTCGACAACACTCAGGCGATCGCTTCTTGCCTCGATTTGACGCCGCTCGTCGGGCTGCGACCTCCGGCGACTGTTTCACGCCGAAGGCACCGCACTCACCTCCAGCAGAGAGATTGTAGCCATTCGGGACCATCGACTGAAAGATCAGAATGGCCTGCTCTTCACACCATGCAATAGTCTTGGTGTCATTACCCTGACCGAGCACCTCGAAGTGGAAGTTGTCGAGCCCGTACTTGTCAATAGCACGCTTTACAAGCAGGGAACCACCGGCCTTCGGACCGTTCCGATGTTTCCACCAGCGACGTTGCGGATCGGCAGCGATCCCAACATACTTCTTGCCGTTAACAAGATTCGTAATAGCATACAGGTATCGCATCTAGCACACCCGGCTCAAGCGAATTTGATCTCCGTCCCGCAGAAATGGCCGAAGCAGATTCCACGCCTGTGCATTCGGACAAAAATTTAGAAGGTGCTCGATCGGCACTTGTCCTCGCTCGTAATGCGTCCGCACCTCACCGTAGCCGTGGGCCGTGACCTCAAGATTCTCCAATTCCATCTCCGGGTCTTTGCCGTCCAGCAGGCTGTAGGCAATCTCGTAGCAGGCCCGGAGGATCGCGGCCGGCACGTCGGTGTCGGAGCCACGCGGAAACTCCAGCGGCTGTTGCTCTTCAGCGGCCCGAATCTGCGCCTTTCGCTGCTCGCAAAGGATCGTTGACTCGAAGGTGTCGCCCGGGGTGGCCCACAGCGGTGTTAGCGACTGCTTCAAGAGCCAGACGGTGTGCCGGTCGCCCTTGAAGTTCAGGTTGTCGATGATTTGGGTGGCCTGATAAAGGGCCTTCGGCTTGTCGGCCGGGTCAGCTTCCCTCCAGGCGTACTCGTGGAGCCGCATGGCGAAATAGGACTCCGCCTCATCGAGCGAGCCGTAGTAGGTGAAGTCCAAGGCCATTACCGCCTCCGTAACCAGTCAAGGTCTTTTCGGTTGTCGTGGGTGGCGTACCAGCCGTCGCCCCACAGGTCGGTGAGCATCTCGAAGTATTCCTGGTAGGTGTGCCGCAGGCGGTCCATCGAGTAGTTGGCCACGGCCCGCTCGTGGATGTACTCGGGGTCGAGTTCGTAGGCGTGCTCGGCCGCCCAGACGAACTGGTCGAGCGTGCGGCAGCGGTATCCCGTGCGGCCGTGTTCCACCGTCTCGGGAAAGGCTCCCCAGTCGGTGGTGATCGCCGGCGTGCCGGCCATCTGCGATTCGATGGCCACCGCGCCAAAAGGCTCGATGTAGGTCGTCGGCACGAAGGTGGCGATGGCGTTCTGGTACAGCCGGGCGCGTTTCACTCCGGTGGCGAAACCCACGTACTCCAGGTTGTCGCCCTCATAGACCTCGCCGTCCGCGCAGTGGATGCGGTTGCATTCCACCTTGACGCAGCCCTGGCCGGCGATCTTCAGCTTGGCTCCGAGGCGTCTACACGTCTCGACGGCGACGTGGATTCCCTTCCGCTTCACCAGCCGGCCGAGGTAGAGGTAGTAGTCCCCCTTCATGGTTTGCAGCGGGTAGTCGTCGGGATTCAGGTAGTTGGGGACCACGGCGTCGTAGAAGTGACCATCCGGGTCGAAGCCGCCTTCGGCACCCCAAATCTTGTGCATGTGGGCGTAGGACTCATAGACTCGGTAGCGTCCCCTCTTTCGCGGCAACAGGCCGTTGTAGCCCGCACCATACTCCACGACCATCATGTGGCTTTCCACGGCCTCCACCAGCGGCAGGCTCAGCGAGCCGGTGATGATGCAGAGGAAGTCCCCCTGCTGCTTCCGCTTGTTGATCTCGGCGATGGCACGATTGTGGAAAAGCGACCAGTAAGGTGCCCGGCCGCTCCAATCCACCTCGTACAGGGCGTCGGGGTTGTAGGGCCCGAAGAACCCTTCCTGCTCCTTGCCGGAGAGGACCGACACGTCTTCCACGCAACAGTCCTTCACCTGACTGCCCTCCACGCCATAGTGGAAGACATCGTGGCCGAGGCTGGCCATCATCTGCGAGAGGTGCAGCGCCTTCATCGTAAAGGCACAGGCGGAATGGCTCATGGCGGTCTGCGTATGGGGCAGCGCGACAACGTGGAATCGCATCATCTTTCCCTTAAACTACGTGATAAGCGCAAAGTCATTCAGTGCAAAGGTTCAGGCCGTGTTCGCCGTGGGGTTGTACTGAGTCGTCCCCAGCGACCAGCCCATCGAGCCGCTGACGTTGATCGTGCTCATCTGGTAGCAGTAGAGCCCTGTCGGCGTGCCGACCACAGTCGGGGTCGAAAGGAGCATCTCGGAACTG